AAAGGTGTCCGTCACGGCGTCGATGGTCAGCGCCGAAGCACGCAGGTTCGTCTGCTCGACCGCATACACCTTGCCGGTGTCCGCTACGAAGGTGGCACCGCGAAGCGTCGTAGCAGGTACGTTCACATAACCCCGCACGCTATTGGTCGCAGGGGTAATCACGGCAATGCGCCGCTGGCTCCCGCTATTGGTCGCCGTGACATACACCCCGTCCGGTGAGGTGCCAGCGTACACGCAGACCATCGCAGAATTGTTGCTCTGGAAATTCCCGGCCACGATGGTGGTGACGAGCGCACCCGTGCTCGCGTTGAGCACCGCCACCGTGTTGGAGCTCGTCGGCATGTAGAGCCGGTTGTTGCTGCTGCTGTAGGCGATGAAACCCACCCCGGCCACGGTGGCGAGGGTGCTCTGCGTGTCGGTAGAAGGGTCGACCTGAATGACTGTGCCCGTGCTCAACTGCACAAACACCACCCGATCGGTTGACGGCACGTACACGCCGCGCATCCACTGGCCCGCCACCGTGATGGTGCTCAGCAGCGTGTCGGTCTGCGTGTCGATCACCGAGATGTTTCCGGCTCCATGCGCGACGTACACCTTGCCGTTCGCCAGGACCAGGCCGTTCGCCTGCTGGCTCACCGTGATGTCGGTGAGGTGTGAGCGCGTCCGCGCGTCGAACACGCGGACGATGTTGCGCGTGGACCCGACACTCTGCGCCCCGCCCGACGCGTACAGCTTCTCCACCGCTGGCACGTACAACACGTCAGTGTAAGCCGCTGGGGTGAGCTGTCCCGCGCCAGCCGTCGCGGTGGCAGTGAACACCACAGGACTGCCGGTAAGGCCAGCCACCGTGGCGTGCAGCACGTTGTTGTTGGTGCCAGGGACGGGCCCGAGAATCCAGTAGTTGAGCGTGGCGATGCCACTGCCGTTGGTGACGACGGTGCTGCTGCTCAGCTGGCCGCTGCCAGAAATGATGGTGAACGTCACCACGATGCCAGGCACCACCACGTTGCCCGCATCCTTCACGACCACCGAGGGCGCGGTGCCCACCTGAGAGCCGACGCGCGCCGACAGTGACGTGGTGCTGTTGGCGGCCATCTGGCTCGGCGTGACTCCGGTTCCTGGCGCACCTGCCGTGGCGGTGGCGAGGAAGCTCACCGGACTGCCGGCCAGCCCAGCGACCGACGCCGTGGCGCCGTTGTTGAGCGTGCCTGCGACCGCGCCGAGCGTCCACGAGCTCGCGGAGGCGATGCCGCTGCCGTTGGTGATGGCCGACGCGGGGCTAATCGATCCGCCGCCGAACGACACCGCGAAGCTCACCGTGACGCCAGCAACCGGCAGACCTTGTGCGTCCGTCACCTTCACGGACGGCGGGCTGCTCACGCCGCTCGATGCCTGTGCCGTCTGCACCGCCGTGCTCGCCGCGGCGATGGCCGTGGGGCCAGGTGACAAGCCAGTCGCCGAGAACGTCACCGGGCTCCCGGTTAGCCCCGCCTTCGTGGCCGTGACCGTGTTGGGGCCAGGCGTTGGCCCGAGCGTCCACGACTGCGGCCGAGAGATGCCTGCCGCGTCGGTGAGCACCTGCACCAGCCCGAGCGAGCCACCACCAGCCGTCACGGCCCACGTGATCTGCACGCCTTCCACTGGCGCACCATTCGCCGTCGTGACACGCACCTGCGGAGTCGCCGGGACTGCCTGGCCGACAAGCCCCTGCTGCGACGTGGCAGTCACAGCGGCAATCGTGGTGGCGGCTGGCGCGGCAGCGGTGGCCGTGAACAGCAGCGAGAGACCACCAACGCTCACGGAGACGGAGTTGGCGCCCACCGACGGCCCGAGGGTCCAGCTCGACAGCGACGCGATGCCGAGGCCGTTCGTGACGCCGCCGCCTGAGATAGAGCCGCCACCTGACACCACGCCGAAGCTGACCGCCACACCAGGGACAGGGAAGCCATTGATGTCCGAGACCATGACGCTCGGCGGCGACGACACCGCCGTGTTGACGGTGCCATTCTGGCTGAGCAGGCTCAGTGGCGCCAGGGAATTGGGAAGGCCAGGCATCAGGACAAGGCTCCCGTCAGAATGGGCGGCACCAATAGCTCGAGGTAGAGTTCGGTGGCCTGGTCCTCCACGTACACGGGCGACGGGTTGCCGTCGGGGTCTTCCACCGTCAGCTGATTGCCATCGACGGCCGTCACGCGCGCCACGTACTCACCGATGTTGCTGCGCTCCTCGCCGCCGGCCGGCAGGAGACCTTGCGGGATGATGACGTTCGCCTGTGGATCGCCGTCCACCGTCCATTCCAACGCCTCGGCGTTGTCGCCGACCAGGCACCGCGGACGTGCTGCGTCTGCACCGCGACGTTCCAGCGACAGCGCGTAGCGCTCCACCTTGGCGCCGGGGTTGGCGATGCGGTACACGATGTCCAAGTCCGTGCCTTCGACGAGCGTGTTGAGCAGCCACATCACCGTCTGTCCCTGCCACTCAAGGTTGAGCGTCCGCTCGCTGTCGATGGTGTCCAGATCCACGTAGGTGACGCCAGCCGCCGTGAGCACGGGTAGCACGAAGCCAGTCAGCCACTCGGTTGCCGTCAGGTCCGTGGCCCCCTGCGCGAACGCGGGGATGTCGCCGAGCGTCTCCCACAGGAAGTAGCGATTCAAGTCGTGGATAACCGGCACAGCGGTGACCGTCACAGTCGGCTGGTCGATCTCCTGGGTCACGCGCTCGATGCGGTACTCGAGCACGTTACTGCGCCGGTCGGTGATGCGAATGACGCGGCCCTGTCGGAGCTCAGCCAGGTACGACGCATTGGGTGACACCTCCAACTCACACGTGCCGGAGTGGTCCAGCGCGTCAGTGTAGGTGCAGCTCTCAAACCTTTCGAGGCGTGCCAGGTGCGACGAGGACAGGTTCGCGCGCACGTCCGTGCGCACGTCGATAAGGTTGCGCTGCGGTGCCAGCTTGCCGAGGAGTGAGATAACCGGCGCTGAGCCATCGTCCGCGAACGGGAAGCCGAGCACCATGCCCATCGCCAGGCTCGGCGGCACCACGTTCTGGATCGGCTGGTCTACCGTGGGAGTGCCGAGTGCCATGCCCATCGCCAGGGACGGCGCGGTCACCGCGTCCGACTTACTTGCCGTGGCAACGGGAGCCCCGAGCAGCCATCCCATCGACAGGGACGGAGCCGGATTGGCGAGCGTCAGAATAGGCGCGCGCAACTGCCAGCTCATGGCGAGCGACGGAGGCGTGGCCGTGGGTGACCCGCTGGCCTGCGGGTTCGGGGTGCCGAGCGCGGAGCCCATCGGCACCGCATCCGGGGTCATGCTCACGTCGACCTGCTGGTCGCTGCCCATGAGCATCCACCCCATCGGCGGCAGCGTGGGCGTCACCTCGATGAAGTTGCTGCCCGTGTTCGGGGTTCCCCGCACCAGGGACATGGAGAGACCAGGTGCGGTCACCGTGACGCTCAGTAGTGGGGCGACGAGCGAGCCACCACGGCGCACCAGGACATCGTTGAGCACCACCGCCCCCGTGTTGCCGGTCGGTGGATTCACCGCACTGGTCATCGTCACCTGCGGTGCAGTGACGGTGCAGTCCACCGTCACCGTGGGCGTGCCGAGAACCATCCCCATCGCCAGCGAGGGGGCAACGACAGTGGTGGTCAGGGCCGTTGACACGACGGAGCTCGCGGAGCCGCGCCGTACCAGCACGTCGTTCGGCACGTTCGGCGCGAGCGCCAGCAGCACCACCACATGCGTGCCGTTGATGCTGCTGGTGGCACTGATGCCGCTCGTGGTGGTCGCGGTGGCGAGCGTGCCCGTGTTGATGTTGATCCCACCGTCCGCGCCGGTATTGGTGCCGTTGTCGACTCGCTCGGTCCAGGAGGCTGGCGTCGTGCCCGCCTGCGCCGACACGGTGCCGTTGTCCGCCAGCGCATTGAACCAGATCAGCGCCGTGTCAGGAACGGTGGTCGTGATGTTCGTCGGCACCAGCGCGCCGGTCGTGCCAGAGACGGTCGTGATGGAGAAGGTGTCGAACGGGTCACCAACAGCCAGGCAACCTGTGTAGCGCAGCATGGAGCCGTGTCCCAGGTCGCCGCCTGTGCGACTGAATACCTGGCTCGCGCCCTCGGTGCCGTCGATCCGCCGCCAGAACACTTGCGCCGAGGCGATGCCGTTCGAGGTGGCGGTGTTCCCGGTCAGCGACTCCGTCTTGTTGGTCCAGCCGGTCGGCGTGGTGAATCCGGTCGTGCCGCGGATGGTGATGCACGCGACAACGATGTCTCCCACCGCGAGGGAGCCCGGGTAGGTGAGCGTGAGCGCACCACTGGCGACACTCGCTGCACTGGTGGCGGACTGGAAGGTCGGAGCCGCCATCTACTCAAGCGGCTCCCGTTACCCGCCAGGCACAGCAGAAGAAGATGTATTTGCCAGCCGGGATGGAGGGGATGCCGGTGAGCGTGGCCGTGCCTGCCTGCTCTGCCCCCGTGGCAATGTTCGTGAGGGTGCTCAACTGCACCGCACCACTGGTGAGCTCGGTCGCGCTTGAGCCGTCCGCGTTGTCCGAGGAGAACATGCGCAGGCGGAACGCCCCGTCCTGCGTGCCTCCTTGATCGACGGCGATCGCCGGCAGGCTGACCGGCCAGTCACCTGCTGAGAACACGCCGGGGGTGGGACCCAAGCGCCAACCATTCTTGAGCGTGTTGTTGGGGCTGGCACCAGGTGCCGCCGTGCCGCTGAAGGTGTTGGCGGGACGCTCCGTCCCAAACGCCATTTCGCTGTAGTTGTCGGCAGCGGTCGAGCCCACGGTCCATCCGGTGCTCATGGTGCTCGAGCTCGGCGCGGAGCCGCCAAGCTGCACGTCCCCCCACCCGTCGCCGTTCGCGGTGCCGAGGAGATAGATCGTCGGCCCTGCACTCGGGGCGACGTACTCGTCGAAGCCAATGTCCCACGTCCCGCTGCGCGTGGTGCCGTCCACATCGACGGCGATGGGATAGGACCCATCCCCCGATAGGTCGGTGCCGAAGTCCTTCGCCCCGGCATCACCGCTGGCCAGGTGGTAATCCCCGTTGCCCGCGTCGACAAACGTAAAGGTCTGACTGGACCGACTGTTGGCGCCCCAATTGGTGGGGGGAGATCCGCTGTCGGACGAGTTGTAATTGCTCGCCGCATTCAAGGTGGCGCTCACATCGGAAGTGTTGCCCTTAAAGAGGCAGTTTTTTACCCGCATATTCGAGGAGGTGGGCCGCAGTGCTCCCGCGTTGTCCACGAAGGTGCAGTTGTAGATGTACATCGTGGCCGCCTGCGCCGCTCCTACGATGCAGGTGACGCCGCCGCCGTTCGGCGTGAAGTTGTAGCCGACGCAGTTGGACATCCGCACTTCGCAGTTCGTGTTGTTCGTCAGCACGACCCGCACGCTGCCGGTGAAGGAGCCCCACGATCCTCCGGCGAAGATGCATTGCTCGAAGATCAGCCGGGACGACGCTTGCATGCCCGACACGCAATCGAACACCGTGGAGTTCGACGAGCCCGAAGTGCGCGAGAACTTCCACTGGATGCCGCGATAGTACGCAAAGAACTGGTTGGTAGTCGGCAGGGAAATCGACGCTGTGCCGGAGAGCGTCAGCTCGATCCGGTAGACGCTGCTGTTGTACTTGCCGCCGTGCTCCTGCCCGGTGTTGGGCTTGACCACCACGTAGCGGGTGCTGTCCATCTTCCACGTGCTGCCCCATGTCGGGGCGGTCGTGTCCGCCCCGCCTGAGCACAGGAATTCGTAGATCTCATCCGACGCGGTGAGGTCCTTCTGCTCCGCGTCGATTGCCGCATTGAGCGAGGAGTAGGCTGCCGTGCCCCCCGACGTGTTGTTGGTGGTGCCGTCGCCGCCGCTGCTCGCGGTGTTGACGTACCTGGTGACTGTGGTCGGCATGCGTTTATCCCTCTCCGCTCAGAAGGGCGGCGTGGCGCGAATGCGGAAGCGGCGCAGCAGGATGTCCGTCGTCTGCGTGAAACCCGAGTTGGCCCATCCCGGCAGGTAGCCGTTGCGGAACACGTTGGCGTGCCCCGGATTGGTGGTCGACTTCTGCATGTTCAGGTTGGTGCGGTTGTACTTCTCCACGCCGTCGACCCAGAACTTGATCACGCCATCGTAGACACCAACACCGCTCGACACGTGCGCATAGAAGCCGTACGTGGTCTCGGTGCCCGGCTGTCCCACCCCGGTATACGGACCGGTGCCGTAGTTGCCGGTCGTGGTGCCGTTGGGACCACCCGGATACGCCGGAATACCCTCCTCTGGTGCCCACTCGATGATGACGTTCGACGGGTAGGTGCCAGGCGGCGTCTCGCTGCCAGACGGGCAATTGGAATTCAACGAGAACCCGATGTGCACCTGCGCGAGGGTGCTGCTGTACGTCTGGTCCCACATCCGAATCATCTTGTTATTCGTGACCGTCTGCGTTGGCGGCGCGGGCTTGCGGTGTTTGTAGTTGAGCGGCCAGTAGAGCGTCCACTCGACATAGATCTCCGGCATGTCGGGCAGCTTGAAATACTGCTCAACGGTGGCGTCGTCGCCCCAGTTGGCATCGCCGTCGCCGTAAAACCTGAACTGCATGGCATAGCCGCTGGAGTTCCCGGCATCCGCCACCATCGAGACCCGCTCAGGCCGCTCGGGTGTGTTGTTGCCGGTTCCTATCCACTGAATGCCATTCTGGGCTCCCGCTCGCACCCCCCCGATAAAGGTGTCTTCGAACAGCCAGGTCGACGCAGCGACCGGCGTGACCACGCACGCGGGAGACTGGATGCCGTCGACGGTGGCGCGAACATTGGTGGATCCGGTCGCTGCGACAGCTGTCACAGGCGCCGTGTGCGGGTCCGTGCCGCTGTCCGCGCCGACCGTCGCCACACCTGGCACGCTGGAATTCCATGTGGCTGTGCGGCCGAGCACCGCCTGCCCCTGTGCATTGCGCGGGGTAGCTGTCACGACCGTGACGTTGCCGACCTGCGGCGTCGCGGTCGTCGGGCTGATGTCCACACTGGTCACGGTAGCGGAGTTGTTGACCGTCACCGCAATCACGTCCGTGATGCCACCCGCCTTCACGGTGATCACGCAACTGCCCTGCGCCACCCCTGTGATGAGGCCGCTGCTGTTCACCGAGGCAGTGCCCGCCGCATCCGAGGCATAGGTGGTTCCTGCGAGCACGGGGTCGAGCAGGAACGTCTCTTGGAATACACCGCCGCCCTCCTCGGGGGAGTTCGTGGCCCAGCGTTGCGCGGTGATCTGCACGTTGATCTGCTGCGTGCCACTCACCGGAATCACGAAGGGATCAGGCGACACCACTTCGACGCCAGTGATCTTGTACGCACCCAGCGTAATGGTCACGCTCGTATTCATGCGCCACCCCATCGCGAGGGAGGGAGCTCGCACCGTGACGCTCCGTGGTGCCAGCAGTGGCGGCGCCTTGAGGCGGCCGCCCGTGCGGAGGTGCACGTCGTGGTTCTTCTGCTTCCGGCGCGGTGGCACATCACGCCTCCTTCCTCAGGTGATGCGCAGCACCGCGTTGGTGCTGTCGTTCGTCGACCAGGTCACCGTGAAGGTGCCCGACGTGATCGACTTCGTGCCGCCCCAATTGAAGACGGCCACGATGGCGTTGCCCTGTGACGTGTTGTAAAGCACGCCGCCACCCGTGTCGAACGTCGCCGCCGTCCACTGCGGGTTATTCGAGAAGGACCAGAACGAGGTCGTGCCGCTCGTCTGCGGCGTGATGTTGGTGAGCGCGATGCCGCCCGTGGTGTACCCCGAGCCGTTCGCCACCTCATCGGTGCCCACGTTGTCGTAGTCGGTGGAGGCCGCACCGTAGTTCGTGGCGATGGCCGCTTCCGTCTTGAGCAGCGCCAGCTTGAACGCGTGGCCTGTGCTCAGCGTGAAGTTGTGGAGCGCACGCGCAATCTCCAGCTTCGCGCTGGTGGCGATGGCTGATGTGATGGTCCCGGCCATTGGTTACTCCTCCTCAGTGGAGCGAGCCGGAGCGTCCGCGGCGACAGGCGGTGGCTCGATCGGCCGCCCCTCGGCGTCATGCGTGTGGTTCTGTACCGTCACGGTCGGCAGGTTGAGCTCGAACGCGCCAGCAGGCAGGGTCAAACCATTCTCGTCAGGCACTTGGGCGGACTCCCGTTGCGTTGTTGATGAGGCTCAGATCGTTCGCCCCGATGCGGTCGACCTGGTTCGCCAGACGCCGCGTGTCAGGGGTGGGGGCCTCTGACTGGCGGGGCTGATAGACCACGACTCCACGATTGGCGCCGCGGGTGTTGAGCTCGATCTGCCGCAGCAGCGTGTTCGTCGTGAACAGGCGGCTGTCGAGTCTGACACCCGTGACCTCGGAGAGTCCGGTGATGTCCTTCACGGAGAGCGAGGCGGCACCGCGTCCCGCCTCGGTAACCGCGGCATCTGCCTGCTGGGTTCGCGCGGCCGCTTCGGCCTTCAGGACCTCGTCGAGCCTCGTGAGGAATTCGGACGACAGGCCCGCCTGCTGCGCCTCGGCGCGCTCACGATCCTGCGCGAGCTTGAAGCGGAGGTCGTCCGCCGCACCTTGCTGGCCCATCGCCTCGAGGAACCGGGCATCGAGATCCTGCGCCCGGCGGAGCTCGTCGGCGTGTTTGGCTTCCGCCGCCGCCGCTTCGGCCGCCGCGCGGGACACCGCCTCGAGGGCCTGCACCTGTTTGAGCAGGGCCAGGTTCGAGTCGCTGATGCCGCCCGCCACCGCCTCCCGCAGCTCCCGCTCCTGCTCGAGCTGGAAGCGGAGCGCGTCGGCCCCGGTGGTGTCGCCGCCCGCGGCGAGCTGTCGCACGTGCAGGTCTTCGCCGATCGTCTGCTGGCGGAGCGCCTCCTCGGCCGCCTTCTTCGCCTGCTCCTTGGCAAGGGCCTCGCGCTCGAGCGCCTGCACATATTCGAGCTGCCGGCTGATCGCCTCCGGGAGCTCGTCGGCGTACTGCTGGCGAAGCTGGGCGAGCTCCCGCTCCTGTTCGATCTGAAGCCGGATCGCCGCGGCCTCGTCGTCGCGACCCTCGAGACCGGCCTGGCGTGCGTCGAGCTCGAGGCCGAAGTAGTGGAGCTCTTCCTCTCGCAGGCGGGCGAGCTCAGCCATCGCGTCCCGCTGCCGCTCCAGGAGCTCGAGCACCCGCTTCGAGTACTCGTCGCCCTGTGCCGCGGCGCGCCGGATCTTCTCCAGCGTGGCCCCACTCACGTCCTCGAGGTCTTCCGGACGGAACTCCTGCGACTTCCGCGTGCCGGGGAACGCCTTCTTCAAGTCGTCGAACGCCGCCTCAAGCTCCTTGGCGAGGCGGCGGGTCTCCTGGGCGAGCTGGGAGCCCCCGAGGCTCCCGACCAACGCCAGTTCCTCAAAGGCCAGGTCCCACTGCTTCCGGGCCTCCCGCATGCGGCGGGCTTCCTCCTCCGCCTTCTTCGAGAGACCGAGCAGGTTGCCGACCACGCCGGCAGCGCCGGTGACGATGCCCACGAGGGGAATGCCCGTCGCAATGCCCGAGGCCACGCCCGAAGTGAGCCCCCGACCAATGGCCGAGGCCGCGCCGCCACCAGAGAAGGCCACCTGGCCAAACGCCGCGACGACGTCCGCCAATGCCACCGCGGCCAGGCGCGACGCGTTCGCGACCTCGATCGAGTCTTCGGCGTAGTTCTCCTGCATCAATCGGAGGTTGGCCAGCGCGGACACCAGGTTGCTGCCGGCCCCCGCCAGGTGCAGGATCCCGTCATCCACCTCAGTGAGGACGTCGAGGTAGCCGAGTGTGGCCTGCCGGGCGCCCTCCATCACCGCGATCTCGCGCTGTCGGCTCTCGACGTACCGCCTCGTCTCTCGTTCCCAGGCGCGATTCGCCTGCTCGAGGACCTCCGCGAACATCGCGTCGATCTGCTGCCGGTTGCTCGCATCGAGTTTGATCGGCGTCTTGTCGCCACTCGCGATGAACTTCTGCAGCGCCAGGGGTCCGGTCTCGGCGCCGCGCTTTGCCGCCTTGTCGAGCTCCTTGGTGGTCCGGTCGACCGCCTTCGCGGTCTCTTCGATGATCAGGACCTGGGCCCGGGCGAGCTCGAGCCGCTCGCGTTCCGCCTTGGTGAGGCGATCCATGGCCTCCGCTTCGCGCTCGATGGCCTCGAGGCGTCCACGGAACGCCACGGCCTCCGCGGCCTGGAACTCACCGCGGGCACGAAGCACCGCGACGGATGCCGCCAGCTCGGCCTCACCGAGGCTGACCACTTGTTGCCGGCGTTCTTCCGCAAGGCGTCGGGCCTCCTCGTCCTTCTGCCTCTGTTTCTCCGCGCTGTCGTCCAGAGACTCGCCGAGCTGCAGGCCGACTTCCTTGGCTCGCGCCGCAAGGTCATCGAGGAGCTTCCGCGCCTTGGCGATCCCGCCAAGATCCGGCCCCAGGTTCTGGGAGATCCCGAGCCCCGTGGTGACGAGTCGATCCTGGGACGCCTCGCGCAGCGCCTTTTCCGCCGCCCGGATCTCGCGGTTGATCGCCTGGAACTTTTCCGTGGCCGCGCCGACAGGATCTTCGCGCTGGCGGCGCGCGGCGATCGCCTTGTCGATCTCGGCGAACAGGTCCTTCACCGCCTGTTTCTGCTTCCGGGACTCCTCCCCGATCTTGCTGATCAGGAGGGCGATGCCGGCGAGGCCGGCCATGACCCCGAGCGTGGTCAGCGCACCCACGCTGAAGAAGCCCACGGTCGACGCGAGCGATCCGAGCTGGCTGCGCACGCCGATCTCCGTCGCCGCGACCTGGGCCAGCTGGTTCGCGAACGTCCGCAGGCCGCCACGTCCGGCACTCAAGGCAGACTGGTCGACCTGTTTGAGCTGGTTCGCCAGACCGACATAGAGCGCCTGGCCACTGCCCCCGCTGAACCCGCCGGCGGCGCCCTGGCGCTCGATCGTCTTGAGGACGCCCTGGTTGTAGGCGCGCCCGGCCTCGCGGCCGAGCTTCTCGGCTTCCTCGGGCGACAGGAACCCGCGCGCCACTCGTTCCTTGATGTCCGCACTGGCGCGGGCGTATTCGGTCTGCAGCGCACGGGTCAAGTTCCGGGCGTTGCGCTCGCCGTCGCGCTGGACGTCCGCGAACCGGCGCGCGGCGCGCTCCATCTTTTCGAAGTCGCTGGCGGTGGTGCGCGCAACGGGGGAGAGACCACGGAGGGACTGGCCGGAAGAGGAGACCGTCTTGTCCATCTGGGTGAACGCAGTGCTCACCCGATTCGCCGACTGCACGGCCTGATCGGCACCCGCCTTGGCGGCGGTGCTGTCGATCGCGATCGCGAGTTTGGCGATGTCCGTCATCCGGTCTCCGTGTGCAGGCTCGAGAGCCAGCAGTCATCCAACCGACACAGCCACCGGACCTGCAGCGGACTCAGTCGGCGTCCAGTGAGGGCAGCCCACGCCTGGAGATCGGGGTAGGTGAGCGGACCCGGACCGAACCCACCGACCTGCCGGCGCCCTGCCACCTCCAGGAACATCAGCCAAACCGGGACGGCGGCGTGCGGGAGCTCCGGCCCGTCCAGCTCCTCCGGCGTGATGCCGGTCTGTCGCTCCACACTTTCGAGATGCTCCCGCAGGGTGCTGCCGTCCTTCTGCCGCCGTTCCAGCCGAAACGCGTGCGAGGCGAAGGCGACTAGGTCGTCTTCGACTTCTCGAAAAAATTGGAGCGGTCCTGGATGAACGATTCCACCTGGCCCCGGAGCCAACGCAGCTTCCCGTAGACCATGCGCGCGTTCTCGGGTGTGCACGGGAGCTCCGCCCCATCGAACACGATCCCGGACCAGCCCACCGTGGCCGTGACCAGCAGGTCGACGGCATCGGTCTCGAGCTGCTCGGCCGTCACGGGCGCCGCGCCGCGCTTGTTCCTGACGTTGAAGCGCCGGTTGAGCTGCTCGTGCAGCGCCTGGCGGTAGACCTCCGCGTCCTCGCCCACGAGCGAGATGGTGACCGGGCCTTTCCCGTTCATCACCACCTCGCCACTCTCCGGGTGCCGCAGCTCCATGGCGACACCCGTCTCGATCGGTACCAGTCGTGCCAGATCCAGCGTCATAGTCGGGCCTCCCGCCCGTCGGGGATTACAGGGTCGAGTCCTGGATCACCAGCGTGGTGTTCTCGACCGTGGTGCTGCCCTTCTTGCCCAGCGACTGGAAGGGCAGGGTCTGGATGATCGGGGACTCGCCATCGCTCTTCGCCGCGCCGCCCATCTTCACGCGCGCGAGGTACATGCTGATGAAGTCCGCGTTGACCGCCGAACCGGTGGTCAGGTAGATCCAGAGGTCGGCCTCGGTCTCATTGAGGAAGAGGTCGCGCAGTGTGGCGTCCGGGAACGCGGCGGTCGCCTGACCGCTCACGCGAACGCGACCCGCGAAGACGTCCGGGGTCAGGTTGCTGCCGACGACGGGCAGCGTGCTCATGCCGCCCGCGTAGTTGAGGGTGATGCCGGTGAGATAGGCGATGTCGGCGCCGTTGACGCGCACGAGACCGCTGACGGCGACCGCCATGCCGGTCGAGGGCGCGGCCGTCGGGGTCACGAAGTACTGCGCGCCCGCCGGGGTCATGCTCCGGCCGAGCATCCCGAAGCTGCAGGTCGCGGGTCCGGTCGACGGCAGGCCGAGCTCGCAGGTGTTCACGCGGCACCCGAGGAACAGCTCCGACAGGGTGAGATCGGCGTGATAGTGCTCGATCGCGAAGGAATCGTTGGTGTGACCCGTCGACGGGGTGAAGCTCCGCTTGCCGACGACCGTCGCCGTCACGCTGTCCCCGGACGCCTTCGCCGCCACCGCCTCGGGCTGTCCTACGGCACCGGTGAGGGTCGTACCCACGGTCATCACGGTGGCCGACAGCGCCGTGATGCGGTAGTTGCGCGCGTTGTTCGCGGTGCCGCCAGAGGTCCAGCCGGACCACCGAATGACGTCGCCGATCCGGAAGCCATCCGCGAGGAAATCGCCGGCGGCGCGGGTGAAGGTTCCCGGAGGCCCCGCGGCGGCCGTGACGTTGGTCTGCGCACCGGTCGTGGCCCCGGCGGCGAAGTCCTTCCGCATCGCCGCGGCCAGGAGCAGCGAGTACGTGCCGGGCGAGATGACGCCGTTGAGCGTGCCCTCGATCCGCTGCGCGCCGTGCCGGAAGTCGGTGATCTGGAAGTCCGACGCGATCTCCGGGCTCTCGTACGTCTCGCGCACCACGTCGAGGCTGCTGGTCACGCGGCGCAAGTACTGCGCGCTGCCCGTGCTCGGCGCCACGCCGTACGACGTTTCCTTCTTGATTGCGAGCGTCTTGAAGACGCCAGTGCCGAAAGCCATCAGATCCCCCGGTGTGCGAGCGCGTCAGACGAGCGCGTTAATGGTTTCGATCTCCCAGCCGACTTCGACGGGGACGTGATACCAGTCGGTCTCCCGGACGCCCGTACGCGCGATGCTGCGCGTGATCCGGAGCGAGCGTCCTCCGACGACGGTGAACTGCTGCCCGGGCGGGAACCGCGTGACCACCGCGTCGCCGAGGGTGTCCGCGGCATCGGGCCCGGCGCCGATCGGGAGGAACAGATCGACGAGCAGGAGCCCGCTGCTCTGGACCAGGGCGCCTTCCGCCGGCGCCGTGAGGCGATCGCGGAACCCGGGTGCGAGCACGACGCGGAGCCAGTTCTCCTTGGGCTCAGCCTCGAAGCCGACGTTCTGCCGCGCCCAGCGCGTCGTCGAGGACGGGATCCCTGGCACCGTGGCCAGGTGGGCCTCGAGCGCCGCACGGATGTCACCCGTCAGTCCCATCCTGACCCCCGCGACCCGTGATCCTCGCCGCGACCTTCTCGACCAAGGCGCCCAAGGCGTGGATCAGCAGGCGCACGAACCCTCCCGGCGCCTGCGTCGACGACCCGAACTCGAGCTTCCGGATGTGATCCGCGCTGTTGGCGATGAAGACCGGATCGCCGACCTTCGCCGTCGCGATCTCGGCGAAGGCAAGCTGACGCGCCTCCTCCGGCGACCCAGCTCGTGCGGGAGCGGAGAGGCGCCCCACCTTGGCGTTCCAGGAGGAGCGCGCGACGCCTTCCTCAATCGGCGTCCCGGGCGAGAAGTCGCCGCCGTCGTGCACGTTGTCGAAGACCTCGGCCGCGACGCCCTGCGTGAGGGCATCGGCACGGTCTCCCACCCGTTGCTGCCAGGTGCCGATGCGCGCGCGGAACACGGCGATGTTGCTCATCGCTGGACCGTGACTTCGTACAGCAGCGTGACGCCGGCGGGAGCGTAGGGCACGACGCCGATGACGTTCCAGCGCACGCCCTCCCAGAGCGCGTACATCTCGGGCTGCGGGACGAAGCTGAGCCCCTCGGGACTCACGGTGAGCTTCCGCGCCTTCGATCGCGTCATCTGCTGATCGCGGAAGCTGTCTGCGGGCGATGGCTCGGCCGGCTCGCCGATCGCGACGCCCGTCGTCGTGGTGCCGTCGCGCTTCTCGAAGGTCACCGCCGCGGTGGGCGCGCGGCTGAACGCGGACGCGATCCGGGTGGCGAGACTCACGCATACACCTTCGGCCGCCATGCCTCGACGACATCCCAGACTCGCCGAGGAATGCTCGAGGTGTCCGCCGTCGCGCTGTCCGACAGCGAGTAGCTGTAGGGACCGAGCGTCTCGCTCTCGAGGCCCGCCTCTCCTGTCGTCTGGGCGATGTCAATGGCCACCAGGTCGAGCATCGCGCGCTCGATGTCCGCCGGGCCTTCGAACTCGGTGTAGCCGCGGCCGTACGCCACGGAGTACTCGTAGCCGTAGTACCAGGGCTTCCCGTCGGTCCGGGTCAGCACCGAGGTGTTCTCGAGCTCGCGCACGGAGAACGCGGCCGCGAGGATCGTGGTGGGGGCCGTTCCGGGAGTGGCTCGCTCGAGAACCTGGGTGATGGTCGGCGTGGCGCGCACCCGCTCCGAGAGGCGCAGGTGATAGTTGCCGGTGCCGCGGACGATCTCGGTGACCGTGGCGGGCAGGCCGAAGTACCGATGGGTCTTGCTCTGCAGGAACGCCACGGCGCGGTCCACCATTCCCTGCAGTGTCTCGGGAGTGATCGCCGTGGGCACGCCCAGGATGGTCCGGACTGCGGCGTGCGTGATCATTTCGACTTCTTGGAAGACTTTCCGCCCCGCGGCTTCTCTGGTTCCGTGGAGGGCGCCGGCTCCGAGCTGGTCGCAGGGGGCTCAGGATCCGCGCCGGACGTAGATGGCTCTGGCTCCGAGCCTGTTGCGACGATTCTGCCGTCTCGAAGGCTGAGTCCCAGGCGCACCATTTCCGAAGCCGGGATCTCCTGGCCGATCGGTGCCAGGAGATAGGCCGAGGCCGGGTCGCCTTCCTCGACGACCCGGTCCTTCTCGGCGCTCAGGTAGAGCCGCCGATCCGCTTTCGCGCCGCTCGTCGGCGCGGGCTGGCCCCGTTCGATCCGCAGCATCTAGCGGAAGTACAGCACCAGGGTGAACGCCCCGGCCGTGAACGCGGCGGTGGCGATGGTGACCGCGGGGCTGCGTGCCGCGGTGAGCTTCACCGCCGTCGCACCGGTCGCGGCTGGGACGATGGACTTGCGTCCGGCCGTGAGGCTTCCCTGGCCGATCGCGGCGAGAAGATCACCGGCGCCCTCGGAGTTGAGGGCCATCGTGCCGGTCGCCGACAGGCAGGACGAGGTGATGTCGATGTAGCCACTGGTGAGGATCGCGCCGGTCGGCAGGGGTCCATCGTTGGAGCGGAGCGTGATCGTGCCCTGCGCGCCACCGTCGACGGCGAAGTCGTAGTACCCGATCCAGGTCTTCGGGGCTCGGGTCCCTTCCATGATCGCCATTTACTCCACCTCCACGTAGGTGAGCATGCCGTCAACCGAGACGCCGGCGGAGAGCTCGAGGTTGAGGAGTTGAGCCGCGGCCGTTTCGAACCAGCCGGCGGGGTTGTACGGCACGGAGATGACGGAATTCACCGCCATGGTCATCTGGCCCGTGAGCGCGGTGCCGTCGGCGGCGGACTCGAAGCGCGTAGTGACGGTCCCCGCTGCCACCAGAACAAAGGCGAGGACCCGGATCTTGCGACCCGTGACGGCCGCGACCACGGTGTTATTCCCGTTGGCCGCGGCGTCGATCACCGCGAACTTCACATCACTCTGGATCGCCACGGATCAGAGACCCGTGATCGTGCAGACCGCCGCGGGACGGGTCACGGTGAAGGCGGTGCGCAGGTCCGCCCGGAGGGTGATCTTGCCCTCGGTGAACTGCGACCCGACGTAGCCGGTCTGGATCTGCACGCCGCGACGATCATCGAGCCGGGTGAAGTTCCGGAAGTCGACCGCGGCGGCGGTGCCGAGCGTGATCCCGTCGGACTCCGCGATCGGGATGCCGAAGAGCGACCGGGGTCCCGGGCCCTGGAACGGGTTGCCGAAGAGGAAGTCGCCGTTGGCGTTCTGGGTCAGGACGACGTCCTGCCAGTTGGTCGGATGGAATACGGCACCGCTCGGAGTCGCCCGGCCCGTGACGCGGATCTTGGTGAGCGCCTTCATGAAGGCGACGATCGCGGTGTCGGCGCCCTTCGCCTGGGTCTGGATCCCGACGACGCTCAGGAGGCCGCGCAGGTTGGGCGCGTTGCCGTCGCCGACAAGGATCTGCCCGTCGAGTCGCTGGCGGACGCCGAAGCCCAGGCGCTGCTCGAGCAGGCTCCGGACCTGGCCCTCATCCTCCAGCTGCTCGTCGGTCACCGGAATGCTGTCGGTGATCTTCTGGACCGCAGACGACTTCTGGGTCCACACGAAGGTGGACTCGGCATACGCGACGCCTTCGGCCTTTTCCGCCGAGGCGTGCGTGCGAGTCGTCTCTTCCATGTAGACGAAAGACGCCTGCGAGATCGGGAACACCGGGATCAGATCGGTGACCTGGATCGGGCGCGTCACGCCCTCGACCAGGAGACCCGACCGCACCGACTCCGGCGCGAACCCGGCCGAGGTCTGGAAGAGCGTCTTGAGCCCGACCTCGAGCACCAGCGGGATGTCGGTCCTGGTCTTGCGCGACGCCTTGAACTCGGCGCTCTCGGCAAAGACCTGGCCCCAGCTCTTCACTTCGCCGATTGTGGCGTTCGGGTGCCGCGGATCGGCCGGCTGGTCGAGCTGGCCCTGCCGCTCTCTGGCAGCGTCGCGGATGGCCTTCATCTCCGCGGCCTGCAGCTCGGCGCCGATCGCCTCGCATTCGCGGTTGAGCTCGCGCACCCGCTCGGTCGCGTGCGCCGAATCGGTGGCACCGAGCTTCTCGAGGACGGACTTCTTCGAGAAGTCGATGTCCTTGCCGGAGAGCTCGAAGACGTCCTGGAGGAGCTTCTGCTTGGCGGCGAGGGTCTCGCGCTGTTCAACGAGAGCGGCGGGATCGGGCATTGCTGACGTGCCTCCGTGGATGTGGGGCTGGAGGCGCGCCTGAAAACAACGACGGCCACTCCAGCGCATGGTGCGCGTGAAATGGCCGTGGAAGGGGCCGTATCGATTTGTCCTGCTGCGACCACAAGTTAGGGCACGTGGTCGGATTCGTCAAACTCTACCCAACTCGAGCTTTAACTTCGATACTCGGAACCTTTCGCGCCTCCTGTTCCGTGAAAGGACGGAAGATGTTGACCCAGCCGCAGCGTTTGCAGCGCCATGTATCCCGTGGCCCTGGCACCTGTCCCCGATCCTGCGGATCCTCAAAACAACCGCGGACCTTAAGGGGCTCACGCGCCTCGCCGACCCAGCTGGCGCAGTGCAGGCAGTGGAGGGCGAAACTCACCGACCGCCACCAAACCGCCGCAGGTTCCGCTCGAACCGCTCCCGTTCCTCCTCAGCCATCAGGCGGAGCCGGGCCGCCTTGGCCTCCGCGTCACGCTGGTCGGCCTCAGACTGACGTTCCGCCAGAACCCGCATGACTTCCTCGTCCTTGGCCCTCTGCTCTGCGGCCTTCCTTCCCTCTTCCGCTTCTGCCTCAGCTGCGGCCGCCACCTCGGCTTTGACGGCGGCGTCGGGGTCCTCTGACTTCACTGCGAGGGTCCCAGTCATCTGGTTGGCACCCTCGAACACTGGCGAGACCTCGATCAGATCCAGTGAGGCGATGACACGACGTGCGCCGGCGCTCTTCCATTCCTCAGTCATCGGGGCGGTTTTCACGTTCCGGTATCCGATCGACCACTCGCCGTGCTCGGCCGTCTCACGCACGATCTCGAACGACTCCCGGCCCCGCTGGGTGCCCAGAAAGAATCGCCCGGACAGCACCATCTGGTTTTCCTTTTCGGTGACGGTCCCCATGCCGGCCGGCGGCGCTCCCTCGAGGATCGTATCGTGTCCGTAGGCGGACATCTTCACGATGGACCCGTCCAGGATCGCGCCGGGAAGGATGACGTCACCATCCCGGTCGACGATGTTCAGGGTGTTCACCACCGCCTGGACTTCACCTTTGACCACGTCCTTCACTACCAGCGGACCGAAGGACTTCGTCTGAAGAGTGTCACTCATGGCTGTTCCCCCGTCCGTTGCCGTTGACGCGTTCCCTGATGGCAAGCAGGTCGTCCGCAGGGTCGGACGGTTCCGTTAGTGATGATGGTTCCGTCGGCGCCGGCGCCGGCCCGAGATAGACCTGCCGGGTAGGATCGACCTCGAAGCCCAGCATCTCTTGGGCACGATCGACCCGCAGGATGCCCTTTTCGACCAGCGTGCCGATCCGCGTAGCCTTCTCGCTTTCCTCTTCCTGGGAGGCGGCGAAGTCGCTGGTGTCGAACCGGACGCGGAACCGCCGGAGCTGCGTCACGAAATCCGGCAGGACCTGGCTGCCGAGCTGCTTCGCCATGTCGTTCTGCATCGGGCGGACGCAGCTGTTCCAGGCTTCCTTTCGGAGCTCGCGCATCGTCGCGCCGACCTTCGTCTGCTGCAGGCCCGCGCCGAACCCGACGACCGCGGCAGGGACGCCGAGCGCGGCGCAGACGCGTTCTTCCGCGATGTCGCGCAGGTTCCCGAGCATGAGGTTGTTGGGATCGAAGCCGAACTGATCGATCTTGGTCGGGTTTCCGAGCACGAGCCAATCACCGCGGCGGTTCCCGCGGAAGTTCTGCATGTAGAGCTTCATCGCGTCGACGTCAGCCTGGCTGGGCAGCGCCTCATTCGATGACGGCGCGATCACGCCACCGGGGACACCCATGTTCCCGAGGATCGCCGCGGAGAACATCGACGCCTCTTCGTCCGTGAAGACCTCGCGGAGGAGCGGCCGGACCGGGGACATGCCCTTGCGGACGTTCGCGGGATCCAGGCCGAACCGGAAATGCACGATGTCGCGGACCGGAATCGGGATCGGCTGCTGCCCCGAGATCGGGCGATACTCATAGTGGCTGATGAATGCGGATCCGTCGTCCGGCCACTTCGGCTCGACCAGGAAGTGCGGCAGGTACCAGAATCCCAGGACCTGACCGAAGGCGTTCCTCACCTTCTGCCAGTAGCCGTTTCCGTCGAGGCAGAAGCTCACGACCGTTGCCTTCCAGAGTAGGGCGTCCCCGTAGAACGGGTTCGGTCGCATCAGCAGGGTGGTCAGCGCGTTTTCGTCGTCGCGAACCCAGGTATCGCCGCGGCGCACCTCGACCACCGCCTCCGCCTCGGTGAAGTTCCGCATGATCCAGTTGATCGGGCTCATCACCACGTTGGCGTCCAGCGCATTGCCGGTGGCGCCGCTGTAGTAGCGAGCCTGGGACGAGAACTGATCCTTGGGGATGAACCCGTCCTCGGTGACGATCGTCAGCGCCTTCGAGTCGACCTCGGACGAGGATTCCATACGCTCGAGCCATCCCATTTAGCGCCTCCGCAGGCCGAGGTAGAGAAGGACCAGACCGAACGCCACCCAGCCCGCCGGCGGGAAGACGGATGCTGCGCCCCACGCCACCATCGCCCCCCCGCCGTAGACGTGGAGGTCGCGCATGTCGGGCAGTGCATCATGGAGCAGTGACCCCGCGCTCCTGAGGCGCCGTGAGAGCGCCTGCAGTCCCCTGATCAGAGCACCCATGCCAACCTCCGTTGTCCCTCGCCCGCGGTGATGGCGTCGGTGCGCGCTTCCCAGCTCAGCGCGCCCGCGACGCCCAGGTCGATCTTGTTCGGGCTATCCGGTCGTTCTTTCCGCAGGATCCACAGCGGCTTCTGCTCTTCACTCTCGTCCACCAGGTTGGTGTAGAGGCGGCAGGCGTTCCCGATGTGCGCGGTGAAGCGCGGATCCGCGTCGTGGCTCAACTCCTCCGCCTCCATCGCGGAGACGTAGCTCTTGAGGGCGTAGGCCATCGGCTTCCGCCGGTTGGTCCACCACTCCACGACCCGCTTGTCGCCGTACTTCCCAGCCCACCGCGCGATCCAGGACTCCCACTTCGGCGGGTCGCAGTACATCCGGACCACCTTCCACCGCTCGAAGGCGTCCGAGACGACTCCCGTGACCTCCTCGACGACGACCCCCCAGCCATCGGCGGCGGTTGCCGGCTTCTCCCAGCAGCCCAGCACCCACTGGTGCCCGGTCTCGAGCTCGGTGCCGATCAGGGCCGTGGTGTCCTCGTACCGTGAGCCGTCGAAGCCGAGCGTGATCGGGGCGCCCTTCGGGGCGACGTAGCCGGGACGGGCGAGGGACTTCCAGCGTGGGACGTCGAATGCCTTCGCGGTGGCCTGGACGCAGCGGTTCAGCCAGACGCGCTCGACGTAGGCGGGGTCCGCGTCCGCGTCGCGGAAGCGACGCATGATCCGCTCGGGATCGGACCAGGCGGCGATATAGGGACCCGATGCCTCGAGGATCGCCGCCTTGAGGCCGGCGTCCGTCTCGAGGTTGTGGCTCGCGGAGGCTTCGCGGTGGAAGAAGAAGAGCCGGGACGCGTAGTCGCGCTTCGCGTCCGCCCGCTGCGCGAAGCTCATGGTCGACTCAGCGACCGAGCCACCCCCTGGCTCCGGGGCGGTGGTGGTCTCGAGCGCCCACGGATCCGCGAGCGGTCGCTTTCCCATGTTCGCGAGCATGACCGTCCAGGCCCGCTTGAGATGATCGAGCGTGAACCGGTGCGTCTCGTCCGCGTGCTGGAACGTGGTCCGGGCACCGTCGCGCGCGTTGGGAGTCGCGGAGACGGCTTCGGCCTTGCCATCACCGCGGAGCCGCACGATGCGCTGGAGCCCGATGTCGAAGTCCGAGGCGATCGTGCTCTCCTCGAGGATCCGACGGAGGGCTCCATAGGCCAGCTCCTCGGACTGCTCCTCGGTGTACGCGATCATTGGGATGTAAGGATCGGTGACGCCCCGTGGGATCGGTTGATTCGGCATCCCGCGGATGGTCTTGAAGCCGGCGCAGCGGACCGGACCGTCGGGGTGGAGCTCCGCCGCGGCAACCCAGGCGGCGATCTCGGTCTTCGCCGATCCCTTCCGGAGGGAGAGCGCACACCGCTCGAACCGCCGCTTCCCAGCGCGCGGGTTCGGGGTCCGGGTGCGGCCGCGGCCTTTCCGGTGGAAGATGTAGGGCGGCTCGATCTCGTACAGCTTGAAGATCCACGCCCGGAGCTCGTCGTTGAGCTCGACCGGGTGACCGAAGAGGTCACCAGGGCCGTGCACCAGGTTGGCCTCGATGAACTCGCAGACGTCCGGACCTAGCGTAGGCCACGGCTCGGGGTCGGGTGGCGGGTACATGAAGACCGTCACGTCACACCACCTTCAGCACATCCCGGGGATTTTTCTCCGAAAGCTTCTTCAACCGCCGGGCCTTCCGCCGCGTCTTGGTCTGTTCGACCGCTTTCTCGCCTTTCTCGATTTCCCACTGCAGCCGGCGCCGATCGATCGGCGAGAGCCCGAACCGGACCTCCTGGAGCCGGATCTCGGCCGCGGCGATGAGGCGCGCCTTCCCGTTCTCCGCGGTCCAGAATACCTGCTTCAGCTCGGCCAGCTCGTAGAGCCCACCCCGCACGTCGGACTCGAGGTACTCCGTGGCCATGGGGGAGGTCCAGACGGCGTGCCACCACTCGACGACCTTGGTGTGCCAGTTCTCCGTCTGCTTTTCTCGAGGTGGGAGCTCGGGCACCTTGTTCTTCGCTGCGGACTCCGGCGTCGGCAGCGTGGCCGCGCCTGGGGTCCGGTTGCGACGTTGCCGAAGGTGCGCCGGTTTCGGGGTCGGTGGCATTACGCAACCCGGCGTTCCGCAAAACCGGTGGACCCGTACGCACAAAAAGCCGCCCCCCCGGGTGGTCTTGCCCCCTCCCCCCTTGGAA